CCGGAGCCGGCGCGGGTGGCTTGATTGCCAACTGCCGCTTGAGCTCATTGATCTCCGCCCGCAATTCCGCTTCGGTCTTGATCTTCCGCTCCGCTTCCTTCGGCAGATCCGCCAGGGACGGCAGCAGGGACTTGATCTTCGCCGGCGCCGGCGGCGGCTCGGCCGAATGCTTCGAGGATCCGGGTTCCGGGTGGGTCGTTTCGATCGATCCCACCTCGATCAGGATCCGTTCCTTGCTGATCGCGCGGCCCAGGGCCCAGAACCGGCCGGGATCCGTGACTTTGATTTCGTCCGAGAATTTATTCCAGTCCGAGTGCGGGATGCCCAGGGCTTCCGCGGCGCGCTTGCGGTCGATGTCGATAAACGTCTGGCCGATCAGCACGTTCAGCATTTCGGCCGCGGCATCCTTCCGCAGTTTGCCCAGCCGCTGGGTGGCCAGGATGGCACAGAAGCCGCGCTTCCGCCCCTTGGTCGCCAGGTCGATCACCGCGTCGGCTGCTTCCGATTCCCCGGCTCCCTTTTCCGGGCAGAACTGGTGCGCTTCGTCCAGGATGACCAGCAACGGATGCCAGAGAGTTTTCGGCGCGTTGATCATCGTCTCGAGGAAGATCTTCACCCACTGGTGGCGGTCCCGCACCCGCATCTCGTAAAGATCGCAGACGGCCGACGCGTGCAGCTCCAGCAGCTTCGTGGCCACCAGGCCGGCACTGCGGATGTCCGCCGGCGTTTCGCCCCCCTTCCCGACCAGGACGAAATCGAACTTCTCCCGCAGGGTGGCGAATTCGCCTTCCGGGTCGATGATGATGATCTGGACCTTCCCGAAGGCCTGCTCGGCGATGCGGCGCAGCAGCCAGGACTTCCCGCCTCCGGAGTTCGCCTGGATCAGCAGGCGCGTGCGCAGCAGGACGTCCAGGTCCAGCGCGGTGTTGTGCTTGCCGTCGGTGCCGATCAGAATTTTCGACATGGTACTCTCCTTGAGACTCCGAACCGCATCACTATTTCCCGCGGGTCGACCGCGATCGCACCGAAGGCGATGGCCGTCTGCCGCTTATTCCAACAGACGTCATAATGGGGAATGGATGACCGGCCCTGGAACCATTGTCGCTTCAGTCCAAGCCGGGCGGCCATCGCGTGCAGCTCTTCCGGGGTGTCGGCGGCCATGTGGCACATCTTCATCCGGCCATAAGGGATGCGCATGTCATCGATGTATACCGGCACGGCTCATCCACTCCTTCCCGATCAGCTTGATCATCGGCACGCACAGGACGTACACCTTCGCCAGGGTTTCGGGCGGCCAGCCGTCTTTCAACAGCCGCCGGATCATCCTGTTCCGCCGATGCTTCGCCTGGAAGAACTCCGACTTCAGGCGCCGTTTATCGAACGCGGCCCGTTCCTTTTTCGTCAGCGTTCGCAAATAGATCATCCGCGGCTTGTCAGAAAACCGGATCCAACTGATCTTCCGCTTTCCCCATCCCTTCACCACTCGTTCGCGCGCGAAGCGCAGCGCGTCCGATCGCAGGATCCACCAGTTCCCCCAGCGCGCGGCCGACAGAAGGTGCATCCGGATCGCCTTGTTCAAGGATGTCTGCTTCTCTCCGCCACGACTGGGGAGCCCTATCAGCTGGGCGGCCACCGGCGGCCGCAGCCAGGCGTCCTTCCAAGTCTTCCGCCTTTCGTCGACGGCCTTCCGCGCCTGGCGCCAAAACACGACGTCGGGGCGTCCCATGTGCCGCTGACCTTGCGGTTTGAATTGCCCCACCCGCTCCGGATGGAAATACAGCCAGTGCAGCGGGTCGGCGATCCAGTCGAGCGCGGCCTGCTTGTCGACGACGCGCATCTTCGCCACAGCTGGCAGCGTCCGGGCTGGGAGGATCCCGCGATCCGCCAGGGCCGCCGCGGAATGGCTGTCGATCCCGAGCCCGACCGCGACCTGCTCCAGCGTCAGCCACTCCGGATGCCGGCGCGGGCACGGCAGGTGCAGATCGCGCTCCCGGCGCAGGTGGACGGCGGTGACGGTGCGCCCCAGCCGGCGCGCGATCTCGGGTTCGGCCATCCAGCCCACACGGCGACGCAGGAAGTCGTCGTCTTCCGGCGTCCAGCGCCGGCCGCGGGGCCCGACGAGCCGCTTCACGCCGACGGTCGGGATGCCGACGCGGCCGCGGCCCGACAGGCTCGGCCAGCTGCCGGTCTCGGCTTCCGCCAGGGCGACGGCGGAGTCGACGAGCAGGCTATTCGGACTTCGGTGCATGGGCGGCTTTCCGCTGGGTCTTCGCGGCTCGGCGCCGGATTTCCACGGACATCTTCCGTTTGCATTTCCGGCATTGCTTGCCCGCGGCCGGATCGACCAGGCGGCCGCAGCCGCCGGTGCAGGGGATGCGAAAAGTGGTCATTCGGGCTCCTTGGGTAAATCCTCAAATTTCAAACCGAGTAAATCAACGCGCCCGCGAATTAATACGTGGCAAGCGCCGCATCCCATGAGATCGCAATTATGGTTGAGATCATCTACGTCGTCCTCCGCGACCGGGGGCGACCCCAAAACAACCAAATCGCTTCCGTTTGTCCAGACTTCGGAAACATCCAACTTGCGGAAATCTTTCATAGAGTCCGTCATTCCTTCCCCTTTCCATTCGGCATCATCCGCCGCAGGAACTCGGTGAGCGGGCAGCTGGCGCACACCATCTGCACATTCAGCATCGTGCAGCTCCCGCAGGTCTCGCCGGCGGCGTGACTCACCGCCGACCAGGCCGGCTCCTTCGCGTCGCGCAGCGAGTTCTCGCGAATATCGCACGCCGCGCAGGCCTTCTGCGCCGTCGCCCGGATCTGCCGGAAGGTTGTCCCGCCGGCGCGGCGGTCCAGCCCGGCCAGCTGCGCCGCCGGCACTAACATCTTCGGCGCGTTCTTCTTCGCGAGCGAAGCCAGCAGCCGCGCGCAGGCCTGCTGGACGGTGCGCGTGGTGGTGTTCGAATTCTCCGCCAGACGGTCCGCCAGCTGGATCCGCAGTTTCTTGTCCGGGATCGAAAGCAGCGCGTCGATCGTCGGCTCGCCGTGCGGCAGCCGCTTCAGGGCCATGTGCGCCTGGATCGGCTCGTCGAGTTCGAGGATCCGCAGCCGGCCGCGGATCCGGACCTCGTAGATCCCGGTCTGCTTGCTGATGTCGCGGATCTTGAGCCCTTTCGCCAGCAGCTTCTGATACAGCAGCGCCTCGCTCACCGCGTCCGGATTGCTGCGGACGAAGTTCTCCGTGGCCATGTCCAGCAGCTGCTGGGCCTTGTCGGCCTCGATCGGCTCGCACTTCAGCAGCGGGCAGTCCTTCCCCAGCAGCTGGCCGCCGGCCAGGCGCTTGTTGCCGGCCACGACCCACCAGACCCCCGGTTTCTCCGACGGCACGACCAGCAGCGCCTGGAGCACGCCGTCGTGGGCACGGATGGAATCCGCCATCTCGCGGACCTCATCCTCCGGGTAGAAGCGCCGGACGTTCTCCGGATGGCGCTTGAGCTGGTTGGGCTTGAGCATGAGCAGGCGATGGGCGGTCATGGTTTTTCACCTATGTGGTCCTGTCCGTTCCGCCGGCCGCGCGCCACCGATCGAACGGTCTGGTAATTCATTCCCGTGTTTCTGGCCACCTGGGCGACGGTGTGGGTTTCCAGCATCTTCAGGAGCTTCACGTTGCGCTTCGCGATCTTCTCACTCGGCGGCCGGCCGGTTGGGCGCGGCGGCAGCGTGGAGCGCCGCATCCATAAGTTCTCGACTGCCGTCAGCCAGTCGTACAGGCCGTCGGCGTTTTGCTCCACGTAGAAGGCCGGGATCTGCGAAGGGTGGTAGTAGCACCGGGTATCGAAGGCCTGCTTGAGCCGCCAGTCCGCCGCAGGCGCCTTCTCGAACATCAGCTCCGGCCGGCCGTCGACGACCGGGATCTCCGGATGCACCCGCAGCAGGTACACGACGGCGGATGCGCGCTCCTCGATCAGGAAAAAGCAGATTGCGCCAAGGCCGGCTTGATCGAGTAAATCCCTATATTGATGTATTTGCCTTTTTGAAAGCCGCCAGCCACAAACACCTGACATGCTTTTGCTATCGAAATGAATTGAGACTCCCCCTACCAGCGTCCCCGAGAAGTCGGGGCGGGATTTTTCCGTGATGATCTTCCCGCCCCCGACATATCTCGAGGCCGTGGCATTCTTGTAAATCGCCGCTCTCCCTCGCGCGAGGTAGCCGGCATTTGTCCATTCGAGAAGCTCCTCGAACGTCTTGCCTTCTTGCTGGGGAAGAGAGCCGCCTCTGGGAGTCATGGTTTTTGATTTATTCTCCAAACCCAACCTAACCGAACCATACGCTGCACTACCGAACACATCCGCGCCTCACCATACCGGGCCGCGCCATAGAAACAATGGCGGAAGATCCATACCTTGCCGCGCCCCGCCATACCACACCTTGTCGCGCCATACCCCGCCAGACCATGCCGAACCAAATGTTTTTAATGGCGGAAGATCCTAACCGCACCTTGCCCTGCCAGACCTGAACTAACCGAGCCGAGCCGAGCCTTGCCTCACCCCGGCGGCGGTCTCTACTCCGCCAGGACAAAGAGACCATAGTGACCGCGCTTCTGCGGTCGCCAGTCTCCTATCCCCAACTCCATGCCGGCAACCCCGATCCACTGAAGAACATCTTTCGTATCCACAAGATCGGTATTCACATCGATTTCAAAGGTTGCCGACCATTTCTTGAAGATCGGTCGCGTGCGCATTACCATCGACTGTTGAACCTTGGCCGCAACACGCAAAACGAATTCCTTGTTCTCCCACAGCTTCTTCGGATCTGTTGGCCCTTCGTACTCAAGCATGGCGGGTTGGCGGATGAACACAGCCGCCGAAGCCTGCTTGCCCATCTTGCTTTTGCGTGCGCCGCCGTTGATCACAGCTTCGAGCATTTCGGCCGGGATGCACGGTTTTCCATCCGAGAGATACAGACCTCCCAAAAACTCCAGCTTCGCCATTTCCTCCAGGTCCGCGTCAACCTTCTTGCGCTTCCCGCTGACTTCCTTGATCGCTCGCGTAAAGGAGTTCAGAGGATCTGCGAGCTGGCTGTTGTGTGGGATAAACGGCGTGTCCCCGATGATCTTGACTTTCAATTTCTCGAACATTTTCAATCTCCTTGGCCGGAACCTCCACAGGATTCTTGACGTTCTCCAAAATAGGATCGCGGGTAGAGAACCGCTCTCGCCTTATGGCGTCCGTCAGAATATCGTGGCATCGCCGGCAGACAGTTGTTACGTCGGATAAACGTTCACTACCAAACCTTTCATAAGTTTTGTGATGCACCTCCAATTCTTCTGAACATGGCTTGCCGGATAGACTGGATATGCCAAAAAGTTTGCTCAATTGGCATTCGTGGCTATCCAACTCAATCCGCGCTTTCCGAATATCAGGATCCATCATGATTGCTCCATCACCGGTACCGCCAGCGGTAATTGCCCTTGGGTCATTTCTTCCGGCCCGAATTGAATCGTCGCGCTTCTTACGATCGCTGCATCCGTCTCTAAAAACTTCATCGCGCGCGATCGCACTTCGTGATTCCTGAACTCGTTTACCTCGCCCCACCCTTCGAGCATCCAATATCCGCCGTCTGATCCCCCGGTGGACCCGATCAGTTCGCCGTCATTCCGGAGCGCGGCGATAGCCTCGCGCATCTCGCGCTTGTCGGAAACCGAACATCCATGCGAACGGAGCTGGTAGAACAACTCACTACCAAGGATCGCCTGGCTTCGCCCGTGATGAAAGTTCAACAGGAAAAGTAATCCGTCTCGAAGTTCCATCATGCACCTCCCACCGCAGCCAGATCGCGGTCTATCACGCGACTCCACTCGACGTAGACCCGCCGGCAGATGTCCGAGCACAGCGGCGGATCCGCCTGCGAGGTCGTCGGCGCCAAGCAGACCGCGCAGGGGCGCTTCTCCGCGTATTCGAGCACCGCGCGCGCCTTCGGATCGTCGGCGGCCTCGGCCTTCTCGGCCTCGCGCTCGATCTTCTGGTGCTCTTTCGCATCCGCCTCGAGGTATTTCCTCCAAGCCGTCAAGTCGAGGGTGGCCAGGCCGATCGACGGGCATCCGGTGATCTCCTGCAGCACCCTCCCGGAACTGTCTTTCGCGTCGAGAATGATCCAACGCAGGTACGGCAGCTTGCGCTCGACCGCCTTCTTCACCCGTCGTTCCTGGTCCCATTGCAGGGAGACCTTGCTGACGGTCTCTACCGGAATCCGCGCGGGGATCCCCGTGGTCAGCACCGTCTCCCGCAGCCGCAGTTCCGCGAAGGCCCGGCGCTTTTTCTCCCAGCAAGCCGCGTTCGAGCAACTGTCGATTTCCCATCCCTGGGTGATGGTCACCCGGGTTGGGCAATCCACGCAGGTCGGGATTTCTGCGGACATGTCCGACCAGACGGTCGGGAACACCTCGTCGTCGAGCTCCCGGGTATCCTTGCCGCGGGTGAGTTCTTGGATCTCATCGCCCAGCGTCTCCTCGCGAGCCCGCGGTTCCGCCTCGGCCACGGCCCGGGCGATTTTCAAAACCTTCGCTTCGGATACCTTGTTCACCGCCAAGAGGGTCCGCGCCATCCGTTCCGGCAGCCGGCCGTCCCGCACCATCGCCTTCACGGGCTCCGGGAGCTTCAGCAGCCGGATCAGGTTCGCCACCGCCGACTGCGTCAGGCCGAACAGCGCACCGGCCTCGGCTTGGGTGGCGCCGAACTCGGCGCAGTAGCGCTGCAGGGCGCCGGCCTTCTCGATCGCGGTCAGGTCCTGACGGTGCGCGTTCTCCGCGATCGCCAGCTCCGCCATCTCGCGGTCCGTCAGCTCCCGCAGGTCGATCGGCATGGTCGCCTCGCCCAGCAGCCGGAACGCCGCCAGACGGGAGTGGCCGAAGGCCAGTTGGACCGTTCCGGAGCCGTCGGGGTTCCAGCGGCCGATCGGCGTCTGCAGCATGCCGCGCGCCCGGATATCCTCCGCCAGCCGGCGGATGTGCTCCGGATCCTCAAGCAGGCGCGTCTGCCAGGGGTTGGGCAGGATATTCTCGAGCGGATGGTTCACGTGGGTGTATTCAAACTCGGTCATGGGATTAACCTTTCTTGACCTTCGGTTTTTCTTTTTCGATGTCGACGACTTTCAGCAGCCGCACCCGCCCCGCGCGGATCTTCCCGTCGGTCCCGAACGGCACCACGACGCCGGCCAGGTCAGGCCATTCGATCAGGCACTTCCAGATCGGTTTGTTGCCCAGGTGGTTTTCGTTGACCAGCGCGCTTTTTACCCAGTCGAGTGTGGCCACGTTGACACCGGAGCCGCACGCGGTTCCGCGCTCGGGGTTGACCACTTCGGTGATGACGGCGTTGGGTTTGATCGCCCACCGCTCCGGCGCCGGTTTGCAGAGGCCGAAGGTTTTGTAAACGATCAAGCCATCTTTGGTCTTCTCGAATGTTTTTTCGAGGTATTCGACGGGGTCAAGAAGATTTTTGGCGTCGCTCAGGTCGGCGCCGCTCAGGTTGGCGTCGCTCAGGTCGGCGTCGCTCAGGTTGGCGCCGCTCAGGTCGGCGCCGCTCAGGTTGGCGTCGCGCAGGTTGGCGCCGCGCAGGTTGGCGTCGCTCAGGTTGGCGCCGCGCAGGTTGGCGTCGCTCAGGTCGGCGTCGCTCAGGTTGGCGCCGCTCAGGTTGGCGCCGCGCAGGTTGGCGCCGCGCAGGTTGGCGTCGCTCAGGTTGGCGCCGCGCAGGTTGGCGTCGCGCAGGTTGGCGTCGCTCAGGTTGGCGCCGCGCAGGTTGGCGTCGCTCAGGTCGGCGTCGCTCAGGTTGGCGCCGCTCAGGTTGGCGCAATCCACCCTGCACCAATCCAGAAGATCCTTGCATTGCTCTTCTGAAAGTTCGGACCAAACAATTTTCTCGGGCAGGCTATTCGGTTTCATGTTTTTTTCTCCTTCGGTCAGATCTTGTTCCACCACGGCTCTTCGCCGTTGAGGGTTTCCGGGTCTGGATGTGTGATCTTCGGCGCGGTGCATACCGGGCAGACGCCGATTGCCAGCCGGCCGTGCAGTACGACTTCCCCGCTCGCGGTCTGGAAGCGCCGCTCGGTCCGCGCGTTCGCTTCGACCCGGAACCCGAGCAGCTCCCGGTTGTGGCAGTTCGTGCACTTCCCGGGCTCATCCGCCTCGCCGTACTCGAGCGGGATGATCAATCCCTCGATGGGGGCGTCGGATGTGCAGAGTTTCCATTCGGGCGGCCAGGTGGTCATGTCGCGTTATTCCACTTCGCCGCGGATGTTTGGGCTTGGAGAATTTCCCCGCCGGTTGTCCGGCGGTCTTCCCAGTCATATCCCAGGTTGGGGACGCCTCCGCGATAAACGCCATTCGGTTGCGCCGCAATCCATTCCGCGATAGCCTGTTTGAAGTCGTAGGAATTTCCGAGTTCTTGCTTCACGGCTTCGATGATCTCTCCGATCGTCGGAACGCTGGAAAAGCGATGCGAGCGAAGTATTCTGTTGACCCCGCGTTCCAACAAACCGAACGGAATATCTCCAAGGGCATGTCCATAAATCGTTGCCCGGTCTCTTTCCTCGGGTTTCCCGACGGCCACCCATAGGCGAGATAAAATCTCAACCCAATCCGTGATCGCCATCACCTGGATCTCGCGATCCGTCTTAATGTTTTCGGCCATACATCCCTCTCAGCTTCTCAGCGACCGATTTCCCAATTGGGCTTGGGGAGATCTTCCCCTCTACTTCTGCTTCTGCTTCTGCTTCTGCTTCTGGGGTGCGGACAGGCTGCGCGTCCGAAGGGTGTCCGGAGGCTGTCCGCTGCGGACATGATGCGGACTTCTTTCGCCAGGCACGCTTCCGCGCTGCCTCCATATCAGCTTGCCTGCTTGGAGGTCTGCTTTGGCGCTTTTCCCAGTTGGTAAGGTGCCAACCGGAATCTGTTTTTGAGATAATTCTTGCCGCGGTTAGAGCCTTGAGATCACTCTTGATCGTTTCGATGGATTTGCCGCGAACAACAGCCCAGGCTATTTCTTCTGTTATCCCGATGTGGCCGCTTTTGTCCTTCTGGCCAGCCATGAGGAAGCAGGTGATCATGATGCGGTACTGGCGATCCGTGAGCGTGCCCACCTTCACGTCGCCGAGGATTTCCGTGTAGAGCTTGATCCAAGTTCGGCTCAATGTGCTCTCCGTTGCCTTATGAATTTTCTGAGGAGCTGATACTTTTTCTTCCAGGGAACCCGCGGCTTGCGCGGCGCAAAGATTTTCAGCTTGATCAGGTCATTCCGCGAGGCCGCCCGTTTCCCATACGCGATCTTCCAGGCCTGACCGCAGTTGATCTTCGTCTCCCCCTCAACCCCCCTCCACGACTTGAGTTCCTCGTAAAGGATCAGGAGCCTCTCCCGTGCGTTCCTTTGATCCGGACGTCCGATGGTCGGCTTTTCAACGGGCGAGGCTCCTGGTGGTGTTTCGCGGTGGAAACGGGCAGATCAATTGCCACTTGACGAATGATCCAGGAGGCCAAGTAGGCATGTGGTGTAAACCGACACCCTGGCCGCCTGATCAAACTTCTTCCGCTCTTCAAGTGCTTTCCTCAACCTGCCGAGGGAGCGGACGGCACGGTGGAGTCTGTCTTCCAGCTCGTCTTTCTCTTCGATCTTCCCGGCGAGCCTTGCCGCAAGTGCCTCGACTGGGATCGTCATGCCGCCATGATCGTCCGCGGTGGCGGCCATCCGTTCCGCGAGGTCAGCCACGCTCTCGCCATCCCGCCGTGCGGCGCTGGAGATCATGCGCCAATGGCCGTACCGCAGCGGGTAGACGCCGATCAGATCTTTGCATTTCGAGTAGACCCATAACCATTGCCGGATGGAGGAAGGCCGCACGCCCACCAGGTTGGCCACGTCCCCGAAGAGTTGCGTTGTGTTGAGCGTGACCCCTTCGGCCCGACACTCGTCGATCTTCGCTTGGATGTATTCCGAGACACCCACCCAAAGCTTCTCCCCGTTGTCGGCCAGGCCGATGAGGAAGGATTGCTCTGGTTCTGGTATTGCGATACCGACGAGTCTTGAGGGATTGTTCATCGAAGATCCTCACCCGGCGGCGAGTGCGTAGGCCCGCCGCCGGGCTCTGGAGGTACTGCCCGGCAGATTGCCGAACAGTACGGACGGATATGCCTAGAACGGAATATTGTCTTCTTGCGGTGCCGCACCGACGCCGCCGGTGTCAACGGTGATCGGTTTGCCGGCCAATCGGCGGGCGATGGAGATGTATGTTTCCCGGTCGACAGCGCCGGCGTCCGAGACGCGCCATTCGTAGAACGTTCCCTTGGGGTTGACGACCTTCTCGGAAGTGAAGTGGTATTGACGCGAGAACCGATAGGCCGCGAAGAGCGTGTTGAGCTGCTTGGCGGTCCGCGCGGAGGTTCGGGTCAGGCTGATGAGCGAGGGCATGCCCGCGTCCGTATCCACAAGCAGGTAGGCGTAGACGAGGGAGCATTGCGGGGGCGTGTCGCCTTCCCCCCATTGCGCCATCGGGCATCCGGCACACTGATCGGCATACGCGCCGGAGAATTCCTCACGAGGCTTGATGTTGTCGTCGCTGGCGCAGTTGGGATCCTGCTCCGCGTTATATCCTTCCGGCCAGAACACCCGTTGCTTCTGTACGCGCAGAAGCACAGCGGTGAACTCGGGGACGTAAGTGCCCAACACCGAGTTGTGGAATTGGCCAGGTTCGGCATCTTCCAGCCGGCTGGTGGGTTGCACGAGCACCAGCCGCGGTAGGATCTGGTCCGAGCGGTCCAGATTGCCAACGCCGGTTAGTTCGCGTTCTTCGTCCGGGATTGAGAGCGCTCCGGCGCCCCCGGCGGGAACCAGCGCCTGGGAACCTTTCGAGTTGTTGCTCATTGGAACCTCCAGAAGGGAGCCGATGCGATGCGAATTCATGGCGGCGGCTCCCAGCTCCGCGATGATCCGTGCCGCCGAAAAGCGGACTTTGGATGCTTCTCCGGACGCATTCAGTTCTGCCACCCGGTTGCGCAAGGTCTGCAGGCGCGATCGCGCTTCCTGAACCTCGACATCGTTGGCGACAAATTTTTCCACCGCCGCCTTCTTCGCGTCGGCCAGCATTTCCTTGCCGTTGGGCACGGTCCCCCAGGCCATCACCTCTGCGTTCGCCTGGGCGATTTTCATGTCTTCCTCGGCCTGCCTGATATTCTCGAGGATCTTTCCGCTCTCCTGCAGACCGATGGTGATTTCCTGAGCGATGGAATGCAGAGTGGAAACTGCATCTTCGAGGCGAAGGGATTGAATGAGCGTTGCGTTGTCCATGATTTATCCTTTGATCAGTTCGGGCACGGCGCCGCGCGCCCGGTCATCTGCAGGTACGTCCGGCAGGCGTTCGTGATCGTCACGCGCTCGCGATCGTTGAACCGGTTGCCGGGATCCTCGACGCACCAGGCTCCGAAGCCACCGATCGCGGTGGTGCCCATCTTCCAGGAGGCCACGAAGGCCTTGCCGTCGTAGGTCCCGGCGATCTTCCAGCTGGTGGCGTTGGCGATCACGAGGTCGTGTTTCATACCGTCTCCCATGACGAATAACGAGTCGGAGGGAGCTTGGAATGGATGGCACGCAATATTGACACGCGTTCCCCGCGGGAGAATTTATCGGTGCCATCCTTGAAGCGCCAACACCCTCCCCATACGTCGTGCACGACAATGAACGATCTCTCGTTGCATGTGCCTTCGGCTTCGTTGAGGTTGAGTTTATGAATCTCGACGGCGTGCTTCATGTCAGTCCCTCGGGTCGAGCACGATCGCGGCGCCGGTGTGAGCCAGGCGGCGGTATTCGGCTTGTGCGATGGCTTCGGCCGCAGGGTCGGCGTGGAAGGCCGCGTGGAAAAGCTGATCGGCGCAGGCATCGAGCTGCTCGTGGACCGTCTGCGTGAGCGTGGTCCGTGCCCGAAATTCCTTCTTGCAGGATGGGCAGGTGACGAGCTGTCCCTGGCGGTCGATCGAGAAGTCGCCGGACGCGCCGAGGTCGATGCAATGAGCCTGTGAACAACGTGGGCATGCGAGCGTTACTGTGGACATGGTTCCTCCTTCGGAGAGGATTACTTGCGGATGAAGCGGATGATGCCGATCGCCGCGCCGATGGCCATGAGACCGGCCAGGGCGAGGTAGGCCCCCGTGGATGCGTACAGCCAGACGTTCGTGAGGCCGAGCATGCAGGACCAGAGGAAGACCGCGATGATCCCGCAGGTGATGCAGTAGGCGGCGACCGCCCGGCTGATCCACTTCGGCATGACCAGAACCAGCCAGCCCTCGAAGATGTGGAAGACGCCGATCGCCAGGAGGAAAACCCACGGGCTGATCTGCAGCAGGGCCGCGCCGGCGAAGTCCGATTCCGTGATCGCCGCGTGGTTGCCCCAGTAGGCCGCCGGCTGGCCGATCAGCGTCAGGGCGACGTCCGCCCATCCGATCAGCACGACCAGCGCCGCCCAGGGCAGCCGGCTCTTGTTGAAGGCGAAGAGCTTCCCGCCGATGAAGACCAACCCGCCGCTCGTGATTTTCACCTCTGCCTCATGTCGGCCGCGTTTGGGCGCCGACCCCTTCCATCAGCCGCAGCACCAGCTGCGTGTGGTACATCGCCTTCGCCACCGAACTGATGACGAAGGCGGGATCAGATTGCGGTTGTTCAATTAGCGGCCGCAGCGCCTTCGATGCCGCCTGTGCATGCTCCGCTGTCTGATCCCGCGCTTCTTTCGCCGCGTTGGGCCATTCCCTTGCCTGCGTCATGGATAAACCCCTGCCCTTTCACCGCTAAAATCCTGCCCGAATGGCTCCGGATAACTTTCTGGATTGCCTTGGAGAGACGATGCTTCGGGTAGAACCCGATCAGCTTCGGCAGCAGCACCCGGGCTTCGTCTTCCGGAGGAATGTAAAGGCTGCCTCCAACTTCGAGGACTTCGATGACGTCAGCCATTTCCCGTTCCGACAGCTTGTTCACTTTCGCCTGCCATCCTTCGAGCCAGACCCCGAATGGGTTCCGGCGTTTTGGGATCGAAGATCCAGCTTCGAATGCGCACTTCCGGGATGTTTTCGCCATCAAGCCACTGGTAGACCCTCGCCGGAGAAACGCCCATCCAGCGGCTGATTTCGATTACACTTATTTCGGTCTTCGCAATGTAGGCTTTCAAAATGCTGTTAGGCGTTCCCATTGTTTGCATCCTCGCAAGTTATTGTATACCTCTTTAGTTACTTGTCAAGTAACTAACTATTCGCTTGTTTTCAGGATTTTGGGGGTTTTAAGATAAAGGTGATTTACTATTTACCAACAGGTTGTAGAATTTGCCCTAGACAAAGAACATAAGTTCTAGGGCGGGAACATGGACATCCTTATGACACCGAAGACCGGCTCCGCCTTAGCTGAATACCTTGACCGCGAATATAGGAAGCGCGCCGCTGAGGATCGAACTTTCAGCTTAAGGCAATGGGCATCCGAGATCAGCATTGATGAATCCCTGTTAAACAGAATGATCAATGGACGGACAAGCGGCCCAAAGCAGATTAGTATCGACGTTTTGAACAAACTGCTGGCGTATTTTGGGCCCGAGATACTCAGCGTCTTGGGCGTTGTTGTCCCCGAAAAGCCTCGCAACCCCATGAGCGACAAGAACTACCCGTATCCCCTGGGGCTTGCCCCGGCGCAAGCCATTGCCGAAAAAACCACACCAGAAAGGAAAACCAAGGAGGGGAAATGAAAAGAGCATCGGCCTTCGTCTTAGTTCTACTCGCGTCGTGTGTTGTCCCATTCGCGCAACCAACGATCACCCCGAGTCCATCGGCCACGTTTACAATAACCAACAGCCCGACGATCACCCCAACGAGCACCAAAACTAACACGGCAACTTACACGCCAACCACCACCGCTACACTCACCGAAACCCTACAACCCCCTCCCACGCTGACTGCAATCTCGAAGAATTCCACAGCCTCAAAAATAAGCTCGAATATCACCTCGACGGCCAGCGCAATCTCTGGAAAGAAAACCGCCACAGTTAAAGCGAGGGCGGCGACAGCCACAGAAGTCGGCAAATACAAATTGATCGATTGGCGTGAGTTGGTGAATTACCCCGATGATCACAAAGGCGAATTTGTAAAGATCCACGGGCAGGTTTTCAATATAGTTGGGGCCTATGAATTCCAGATGTTCGTCGGGAATTATGAGGGCGTTTATGTGGAGACAAAAGCCAAACTTACAGGACTTTATCAGGATATGTGGGTTTGGGTTTATGGAGTTGTGGGAAATACCTATTGCTTCAAAAACGCCTACGACAGCACCATTTGCCAGCCGTTAATCGAAAAGGCTTTTTGGTCAGTCAATCCATACTAAATGCCATGCCTCTTGATTCGGCAATCTCCAAGCCCTGCCCCCTGCCCGCCGGCAGCCGGGTGTTCACCTACGCCCGCGACTCCGGGGGCGAGGACCAGGAGCGCAGCGTCGACGAACAGATCCGGATCTATGACGCCTACGCCGAACAGCACGGCCTGATCATCGCGCGGCACTTCCAGGACCGCGCGCGCCCGGGCTCGAGCATGATCGGCCGCGCCGGCCTCGAGCAGCTGCTCGCCGATGCCCGCCGGCTGCCGCGTCCGGCGGAGGGGATCCTCTTCTGGTCGATGGACCGGCTCTCGCGCAATCAGCTGGAGAGCCAGTTCCTCAAATCCGACCTTCGCCTCCACGGATACACTCTCGTCTTCATCTCCAACGACATCCCCGACGTCGGGGATCTCTCGCCGGTCTTCGAGGCCTTGTTGGAATGGAAGGCATCCGAGGACCTAAAAGCCATCAGCCGAAACGCCAAAAGAGGATTGGCCGACCTGGTCGCCAGGAGGAAGCCGGACGGATCCTACGAAGGATTCGCGCCTGGCGTTCCGCCGCGCGGGTTCAAAGGGGAACCGTCGGTCATTGGCATCAAGCGGAACGGCGAGCCGCGGATGGTCCAGCGATGGATAAAGGACCCAGCCTGGTGGGGGAAATGCCAGAAAGCCTGGCGGTTGCGCGCCGCCGGCTGGCCGGTGGCCAGGATCCACCGCGAGCTGCAGATCTTCAAGGATACGGGTTGCTATACCACCTTTTTCCGCAATCCGATCTACAAGGGAGAATTGCATTACGGCGGCCAGGTTCTCAAGGATTTCGTCCCCCGCATGGTGGAGGATGCCGATTGGGTGAAAGTGGGCCGGATGCACGAGCTTCTCAGGAAACACGCGCCGGCGCGGATTGATTCCAAACGCCTGTTCGCCGGATTTATCTTTTGCGACCGGTGCGGATCACCCCTGCGCGGGTTTGATTATCGCAAAGGCGGGAAGGTGATATATCGATATTATGGATGCGCCGGCCGACATAAAAAAATCTGCAAAGCCCCGATGATCCCCTCCGATCCTTTTGAACGAGAGGTGATGGAAAAGGTCATCCCGCGGATCCTCACGCCGGAACGGCTGCGCAGCCTGGCGGACGCGGCCCGGGCGGCTTTCCAGACCCGCAACCAGGAAGCGGATGCGGTGATCGCCCTGCTCAAGGACGATCTGCGCTTGGCCGAGAAGGCCGTCGCCAACCTCGTCAAAACGATCGAGCTGGCGCCGCTTTCGGAAGCGCTTTCGAAAGCCCTGGCCCTGCAGGAGGCGCGGGCGGCCGAAGCCAGGGCTCGGATTGCGGAGCTGCGGGCAGCCAAGCAGGAACAGCCGGACTTGCCCGACTACACGGAAGAAGATCTCCAAGCAATAGCCGACCGGCTTCGGGAGGCGCTTACCCAGCCGACACCGGATGCCCGGGAGGCCCTGCGTCTCTACATCACGCGGATCGTGGCCGGCAGGAAAAGAGCCGTGATATACTATACTTTCCCAATAGAGAGCGCCGCCGACGGTCCGGGCGGCGCTTCTGGTTTCTACACTTTATCTGTCATCCCAGTGGGGGCACACGTAGAAGTCAGATATTCCTTGAGCGCTCGCCCCGAAGGCAAGCAGGCCCGGAACGATATGATCCGAGCCCGGCGCCGGCGGGGCGATTTGCTTCGCGAGATCGGCGCCGATTACCACCTCTCCCCGCAGCGCATCGACCAGATCGACAAACGAGGATGTCCGCGGAAATGAAAGCGCCACCGGAGGGGGGCCGGCGGCGCAGTGGTTTTCGGGTTTCCCCTACAACCAATCGAATTATATCACGCCACCGCGGCCAGGACGCGCTCCCACGGGAACAGCCCTGCAGGGCCGGGGTCCCATGCCGCGTTCTTCGGCATGACGTTGTGCCCTTTCAGAAATTCCATATCCGGGAAGGCGGCACGCAGGGCCGGGTAGACGGCGATAAAGCTGTCGATTTGCGCATCGGTGTAGCGCGGGTAATACAGCCCGTTGATTAAAACCATTTCGGACTTGGCGACGCGCTGCTCCCACGGCCTGCCCGGGAAGCGGTAGAACCATCCGAGGATTTCGCTCGCGGGATTGCAGGGGCCGAAGTTTTCGAATTCAAAGCCAAGGGTCCGGTCGTTCCAGTCGTAGCAGTGGTAGGCCGGAAGCGTGAGGTCGACGGCCTGCCAGATCAATCCGTTCCGCAGGAAAACCAGGTGGGCCGATTTTTTCTTGTAGGACGGGCATTTCGGGTCATTCCACTCCACGCTGTCGAAGATCCCGGGGGACTTGATCCCGTCGACGATCACGTTGCTCGTGCCGGCGTTGTTACCCGTCGCGTGGATCACGCCCCCGATCGTTCCCAGGCGTGGCACTCGGTCGTGGTTGGAGACCAGGCGGCGATGGACGAAGGGCCCATCCAGCATTCCGTTGATCACCGAGTAGGAAGCCGGCGGTAGAAGAATAGGCGGCTCAACCGGAGGCAATACGACGACCGGCGGTACGACCACCGGCGGCACGTCTTCCGCGCCCGTCCAGCCGTACTTGCGCAGCTCGCGAACCGCCTCCGGAAGAAGTGCGAAGAGGTAATCCGTGTACGTTTGGAAACCGGTGGTCTGCACCCACTTCGCGTGCGCCGGCGAGCCCTCATACCCGGGCGGGCAATAGATAGGGCCGAACTCATTCAGCAACTTGCGTTTGTCCGGCTGGAAAAAGTCGATCCCGGCGTAGGGGTATCGGTGCAGGAACGCCCACCAGGTGATGATCTCCTCGCGCAGCGTCCGGCAGGCGCAGTAATCGTACAGCCCGTCCCCGCCGTTGTAGGCGATCGTCCCGATCGGGAAATTCACCAGGATGTCGTCCCGCTTCTTCATCGCGTGCAGGTTGTAGGCGCCGGCCAGGCCTGTGGTCCCGTGGCCGCTTTCCAATCCCGCCATCGCTAGGCAGAGCGGCTTGTCGTCCTCCGGCATGACGATCTCCATCCCGTCGGGCATCCGGAAGTAGATCTTCACCTGCGCCATCGTTCGGCAATAGAGATCCCAAAGCGGAGTCATGAGATTGCTCCCTATGTGATGATTTTCCGGTAGTATGCCGAGCAAGCCAGTAGGCACGCTCCGGGCGAATTTGTTTTTGCTAGAAATGTGTACAATATTCCATAATTCGCCGGATTGTTAGTGGCCGGAGCGGCTTCATGCCCAACGGTAACATTGGGCGCATCCGCAGAAGTTGTAAATGTCTTGATGTTCGCGCCTCCCGCTCTTGACATATTTGCGCTCGCCAGCCCAAACGTCCAGTAATGCGTAGCATTATTGGTCGTGGCGACATAAGAATTGAATACTACTCTCGTAAAGAAAGGTGCGTGGTCCGTACGAATTACTGCTATCGTGCTATCGGCACTTGAGGCGTTATAAAGCGGGGGTATATCTACAGAATACTCGTCTTCAGTTAGCCAGCGCGTCCCATCATAATAAATCCACAGCCCAAGATCGGTACGATAATAAATATCGTTCGTCGAAGGTGTCCCGGGATTGGATATGCCACCCGTAACCATCATATGCAACCATTCGTCGTTGTCGACCATCTGCTGCGCTTGAGCGGCGGTAAAAACGCTGTAAGGAACGGGAACGAACGAATTATCCCAGGCCATAGTTGCTCACCTCCTCCACCAGATCCCGAATGCTTTGCCCGTAGGCGGACGCCCGCGGATGAAGCGCGCGGATCTCTTCGCGGTCCGGGAACCAGCAGCGGCCGCGCGGATCCCTCACCTTGGAGAGGACCTGTTCGATATTGACGGCCCCTGCCGGAAAAATGATCTCATATTCTTCATCCATAGCGCGCGCCTGCTGGGCAGCCTTTTCCCGGATTTCAAGATCCGCAACCGGCCGCATGAGTTGGCGCTCGGAGCCGTTTGCCGTTCGGGAGAGCTGCATGGCATAAGCCGTCGCAATAATGCCGCGATGACAACTGATGCAAATTATTTTTTTGCGGGACAGGTCGACCTGTGAAGCGTTCCGGCACTTCGGGCAATCCGCCAGCCATTGTCCGCGGAACATATACGCATATAATTTCGGCATCTACTCCTCCTCAAACGTCGAGAACGTGGAACTTATTCCCATAGGGGTCTACAGGCGTAAAATTCAGGGGGTCGCTTTCGTTATATTCCGCCAGGATGCTGGTCGCCGGATCCGTCACGTCATCGCCGGCTTCGCACAACCGGAACGGCAGATAGGTTCGCGCCGGTTCAAGGTTCTCAAGAACCACCCGAACATAATCGTCGTACATGCACTCCCAGCGGATAAACTGGATGAAGAAATCCCCGTTGATCCCGGACATCGATTCCATCAGGGCAATGCAATCCCCGACATCCAAATTCGTCGCGTAAGCCGCGAAATCCGGATTACGGGGATCATGGCCGTTGAAGGTTACGGACTTCACCTCCTGGGGCGGATCCTTTCCCTCGGCCAGCAGGGCAATACAGAAGTTATCCGCTTGTTTTTCATAATCGCAATACGGCAGGTCTAGCCTGATCGGGTGGTCGTCGTTCAGGTGCTGGCTATCGGCATCGACGCGCACTTTATCGACCGGGTCGTTATCGTAGATCCCCACTCCGCGGATATGGAAAAGGTTGATGTAGCCGATGACGGTGCCGGTGTTGGTGAGGGTGACTTCTGCCGAATTGGCGCCCCACACCATATCGATGTCGAGATAGGCGTTCAAATTGCTGCCGCTGGATCCGGGGGTCGAGCTCATTTTGAAATCGGTATCCGCCACCGGCCAGCCGGCAGGCTGCGATCCGTACACCATGTCGACCTGCCGGCCGAGTTGCGTAGGATCGGTGAATCTCAGGTTCACGACTATTTTGTTGATGGCGCCAGGGCGCAATACGAGTTCTTTGGAATCCGTCCGGGCGAGGATTACCGGCGTGTCGTCGAGGGTGCAGGGATGGGCAGTCGCGGTGACGTTGTTGAACAGCAGGCTCGAGCCCAGTTCGGGCTGCATGGCATACATTGTGTCGGAGAACACGGCGGCGATTACATCCGTCGTCCTGGCGTGCCGGGATTGCCACTTCATCGTCTCCCCGTCGGTGGAATCTCCGATGAGGAAAAGATAAGATTTATCGGTCAGGCAAAGTCTCTGCAACGCGGTGATGATCGCTGATTTGTTGTCCGACATCCCGTGCAACAGGCGCGGATAATCCTCTGGTCCGTTGGGAGAAAGGATGCCGGACATATTGCAGGGAGGGATGACCATGTAACCCAACACGGTGTTGACCGCCAGGTTGATGTAGGTGTTCACTTGTACCGGGATCTTCTGCAGCGGCGCTTTCGACACATCGTCGATATAATCCGCACAGATCACATCGACGGTTTTCTCGCCATACTTGTTCGACTTCGGCCGGATTACCCTGGCCTTCGCGCGGATCTTGTATTTGCTATCGGTTCCCTCGGTGAATTTTAGACGAAAGAGGGTACCGCGGCCGAACCCTGCCCGACAATTTACATGCCCGGGCGAATAATAGCCTTCGACGCCGCCCGAGTTCTCCACCCCATTGAGCAGCGTGAAAGTCAATTGGCCGGGCCTGGCGACTCGATCGGTGGGTTTGTTGCCGGGCAGCCCGTGTCCGCCAGCCACCGGCCTGGTCATCAGGCAATCCCGCTTGATCGACTGCCATCCGAAATCCGCCTGTACATTGGCATGCTCGGCGCCGGCGTCCTCAATGATGTATTCGTCGCCGATCAGCCCGTCCTTCCAGGCCTCAGCCGCCGTGGTGGCTTTCCCGTTGATCCAGATCTCATCGGGAGCGGGAATATTGGTCGTGTCCGCCCAGGAGGCCTTCAGGACGCCGTCGTAATAAACGTAGCAGACGCCGGAAATGCGGGTGAATAGGATTCGGGTCCATCGGCCATACAATTTTGAGGCCGCCGGACTGGTGACCTTCGTGCCGAGCGCCTCCGTGCTGCAGGTGAACACCAAACCATCGCCCGTCAGTACTTCGCCGTAAGGGTCGAAGATGACGCGCAATCCGTAATTGGGGGCGCTGGAATCCTGCGAGAGCAGGATATCCGGCCGGTTTCCAGATCCGGGATCGGCCCCGTAGAACCAGCAGGCAAATTTGAAATCACCGGTTCCGATAGCACCCCAGGTATCGGCCGGCAGGGATATTCCGCCGTCACCGGTCGTGTAATATGCGCCCTCGTCAAATCGCCCATTATGATAAAGAATGTTCGTGTCGGTGCCGTCTTTACCGTTGCCGCTGCTGTCCACGGAGGATCCATCCAAGTGGTAGAGGCCCTTGGTGTTGGTGCCCGCAGCCTGTGGGGCCGGGAAGCAGCCCTCAATATCCCAGACAGGCGTCATGTCATGACCTTATTGATCTCGGAGATCGTGATTTGCTGCAGCTCATACATATCGCGGCGCATGCCGCGTGTCTCTTCGATAAGTGTGTCGAGCCCCTCCGCCGTCCGCGCGGCGGCGGCGGCCATCTCGTCGGCCGATCGGGCAACGCTGGTCGCCGCCGATCGAGCTGCGGAAGATGCGGCGGCAGCCTGGGAGGTAGCAGCAGCAGCCTCTGAGGCGGCGGCAGCGGCAGCGGCATCGGCGCCGGAAGCAGTAGGTGAAGGCGAAAGATTAGGCGCAGCCCCACCCCCGCCCCCGCCCCCGCCTTTCGGATTTCCGGGCATGGGGAGTGGCTTCCACGGCGAGCCGCCGGTCGATATTCCGCCAGGCGCCCCCGATGGAGGACGGGGAGAATAACTGCCCTCTGCGAAATACACGAGCTCATCGTTCTCTTGAATCATGCGCTTCGATTCGTCATGCGGGATGACTTCACCCTCCGGGCTGATCAGCTCCCACCCTTTCTCACCCACCACCGACCATTTATCTCCCAAAGGCAACTTCCCGCCCCCGGCTTTTTCTTCGATACCCCCGCGTCCTTGACGCACCGGATCTGGTTGATTAGCCGGTGTCACGCCGGAAAGAGCTCTTATCCGGGCCGCCTCCGCCCGTTCATAATCCGCGATGATCTTCTCCACTTCGGCATGGGTCATCGCTCCCCATGATTCCAGGAAGGCCAGATAAGCCTTTAGATCATCCTGTGAAAAATCGCCATCGCGGGTGGTTTTCAGAATGATCAGATCGGCAATCATGAAACCTATCTTGTCGTGGTGTTCCTTCTCGAGGTCCCGGATGGCGCCTTTCTCGTCTTCGATGGCCGCCAGGATGGAATCCCGTTCCGAACCCTTCGCGGTCTTCAGCTCCTCTGTCAGTTCGCGGATGCGGGCATAATGCTCTTCAGTCGAGCGGATGTACTCGAGCTCCGACTGGGCGAAGGACGCGAAATCGTTACCGGCCGACAGCGCCGCGTCCTGCAGCTGGCGCATGGCCGACTCCTGGCGCTCCTGTTCTTCTTTGGCGTTCCGGGTGGCCTCGCCAAGATCCTCCTCCGATCTCGACAGGTCGACCAGACTGGGCATGGTGCGCTCGGCTTCTTCCCGAAGTCGCTTCAGCTCCTCCTGGGCCGCTTTCAGTTTTTGCGCCTCTTCGCTGGTCGGGGGGATCAGCAGGTTCTGGTTGATGGCCAGGCCGATGAAAGCCTTGGAAACCATATCAATCGCGCTCTGCAGACCGTTGAGTGTTTCCACCGCATAAGGAATGACCGCGCCGCCGATGGTGTAGTTGAAGGCGTTCCATTTGTCATTGAGATCATCCATCGCGATCTCAAGCTCGCGCGCGGCTTTCACGTTTTTTCCAGACATCACCAAGCCAGCCGCCTCGGCGTTGTTGGCCATCTTCACCAGCGAATCGCCGCCGGCTTCCAGGATCGGCGTAAGCACCGTCCAGTTGCGGCCGAAGATCTGCGTCAAGGCGGCCGCCCGTTCGACCGGATCGTTGGTTGCGCGGTATTGATCGGAAAGTATGCGCAGGTTGTCGATCGTGGGAGCAAAACCATTGCGGACCGCCATCTGCAGGGCGGACGTCATGGCTCCGGAGGAGACATTGAAATCATCGCCGACCTGGATCAGCTTGCTCGCCTCTTCGGCGCTGATCCCGAGGTCCCGCGAAAGATTACGCACCTCCGCGGCATAGTCCATCGTCTTGCGGGTGGCTTCTTCGGTGAAACCGACGAAGGTCCCGATGGCGCCGCCGATCGTAAGGAACGAGGCGACGCCCGAGAGCCCGACCGCGCTGAACGCGCTGGTCAGTTCGGACTTGAGACTGGCTCCGGATCCCTTCGCTTTGTCAATCCCGGATTGGAAACCGGAAGAGTCCAGCAGCAACCGGGAGAGGATATCAAGGTCGCCCATCGCCCGCCTTCTTCTGTTGGCCGAACAGCGCCTTCAGCCCACCAAAGACATCGGTCGTCATGTAGCCCTCGCACATTTCCTCTTCGCGGCCGAGCCCGGGCCGCAGCCGCAGAACGGCTGCAAACCCGTGGACGATCCCGTCGATCAGCCCCCTGGCGATACCGGTTGCGAAGCGCATCGCCCAGGAACGCCAGGCCAGGGAGCCGAACGGCTCGACCGCCGCATAGGCCATCCACCAAGAGATCTGCTCCGACGTCAGCTCCTCGCGGAGCATCCTGTCAACGTTCACCCTCCCCGTCGCCAGCGCTAAGCGGTGGGCGAAGAGGAGGGTCGGGCGTTTTTTAGGATTTGGGTGATCTCGTCGAGCTCCAGGTGCATGCCGGAAAGACGCTGTCCGACGAGGAAGATCCGGTGCAGCGCCACCGCCGACTTCTCGGTCAGCGCCTTGATGTCCTCCGGATCGCCCGGCCGGAACAGGAGCTTTCCGGTTTCGTCGCAGACCGTGAAGGTGGCCAGCCTGGCGTGGAGATCCTTGGTGGACACGCGCCCGATCCCGACCATGACGGAGGAATCGTATTGATCGCGTTCCGCCCCGGTCATCCCGCGGACAAACACATGCCCGCCCCATTCCGGCAGCAGCACCTTCTGGATCTTCAGGTCGGCGGCGCCAAGGATGGCATCCCGGCCAAGCATCAGCCGGTCGACCGGCACGGCCTCCACGGGTTCCGGTGCGCCGGCTTTGGATTTCACGTGCCGGCGGCTGCTCATGACGGCTGCCCGGTCGGCTGGAGGGTCACGGTCGCGCGCAGGACGCCTTCCTGCTCGACGACGCGCCCGATCTTCTGGACGTGCGCGCTGAAATTGATGACATCCGTGCTGTCCGGATCCTCGGCCTTGAAGACAGCCGGCTCCTTCGAGACGTAGGCGGCCATCAGGGCGGCGTGGGTCGTTTCGTCCTTTTCCCAGCGAAGCTGGATCGGGAAGGCGTTCATCTTCCGCTTGCCGGTGTCGGCGTATTCCGCGTACCCACCCGGCGAATCGTGGGTGGTCGTCTCGGTCAGGATCTTCTCCAGCTCGGGGTAGGCCAGCTTTTCGGCGTGCACAATCACCGTGGCCACACCTTCGACGGCGATGTACAGCTTCGTTCCCATCGTTCCCTGTCCAGGATTGTCGCTCATGGAAATTTCCTCCTAATCGTGCATGATCCGGAAATCAAGCTGCCTGATGTACAGGCCGGCTTCCGGTTGATCGAGTTCGCGTTGTCCGAGGTACCGGCTGTCCCATACGCGCCGGCGGCCGGCGGAACCCTCCCACCAGCCGAGCTGGCATTCCAGCGCCAGCTTCACAGCTTCCTTCAGTTCGACTGCCTTGTCAGGATCCGCCGCCCAGCAATTGATCGCATACCGCGGGTAGGGCATGGCGCTCTTCTCGCCGTACGCCTGGGATGCCGGCGGATCGTCGATCAGCTGGTACGTGATCGCGGGCACCGTCGTCCCCTGCGGCAGTTTGATCGGGAAGATCCGATCCCCGACGATGGCGTACACGCCCGGATCCCCCACCAGCTTCTGGTACAGATTCGTCCGGATCTCGGTCATTGAGCCTCCGCCATCCGGATCTGCTTCTCGAGCTGGAAAAGCACGGCCTGGCGCGCATCCTTCCCGTGTTCGTCGATCGTCGGCCGCATGTACGGCCGCGCCGGCATGGTCACAAAGGGCACCATGTGCCAGGCGCCGTCCTCGGTCTTGAAGGTGAGGTAGGGGCCGTTGGTCGCGTAGATGACGCCGCCATATTCGTGGATCCGGGCATACACGATCCCGTAGGAGCCCCATTCCGCGGTCGCGCTGTTTCCGGAAGACCACACCCGCCCGACGCGCACGCTCGCCTTCAACGGTCCGGTCGGATGGATGACGAAGTTCTCCTCGATCTTGATCTTCGCCTCGCCGACCAGCACCAGGGCGCCGGCGGCTGCCGACTTGCCAAGGGCCTCGCCGGCCGCGGCCGCGCCGATCCGCGCGAGCGCCTTCTCGAAATTCGAGGTGTCGATGTCGAAATCGAAGGCGTTGCCGCCGCTCGTGATCACCGTCACAGTTCGATCCTCTTCAGTAGGAAGCGCGTGGCCGAAGGCCCTTCCTGCGCGGGCCCCATCACCTCGTACACCGGCCCGTCGCAAGCCACCCCGAACCGCTTCGAACGCTTGATCCACCCGCTGGTCCAGACCTCGGTGCCGGCGGGCAGGCGGACGGTCGCGTCGTACTGCAGCACGGTGTGGTCGGTCAGCGAGGCCTTCGAGCCCGGCCGCACGTCGAAGCTGCAGGCCACCGGGTCGCCCCAACTTGGATCCGAGGGGATCAGCGCGCCGCTGCCCGATTTCACAGTCCGGCGGTCGGCGATCCGGCACTCGTCGTGGAAGCAGGCCTGGGCGGTTTCCCGCATGGCCGCCAGATCCGCGGCGGAGAAGGGACTTGTCATTCCACCCTCGCATCGAGGAGCTGGGAGCCCCGCCGCCGGTCCGAGCGCATGGTGTTGCGCGGCGGCGTGCCGCCTCTCCCAGTCGTGTTTCCAGGCGGTAACGGGGCGGTTTTTCTCATTGGGCTGCCTTCTCCCGGATCTTCTTATCCATTTCCGTGGACATCTCTGCCGGCTCGAAGGCGATGATCTTGATCTTGTGCGCCTCCAGCCAGGCCTTCGCCTGGTCTGCGGTGAACCGCGCCTTCGGGAACCGGTAGGATTGCGCCGTGTAGCTCCCGGAGGGACCGGCCTTCAGCGGGCCGCCGTACACCAGCACGCCGTTCGGCAGCGACTGCAGCACGACGATCTTGGCGAAATCACCCGGGTTGCGGACGCGCGCGGCGTGGAAATTCGGCAACGGCATCAGTCGTCCTCCGCCGCGGCGTTGAACGGCTGGCCCTCTTCCGGCGCCTGCTCGCGCGGCGCCTTGGCCGGCAGAACCGTCTCGGCACAACTCCGGCTCCGGTAGTAGGACGCGTTCCGCCGGTAGGCCTCCAGCCGCTGCGAGCGGCTGTAGGTGGCGCCGTCGGCGGAAAAGTCGAAGGACGAGTCGCTGATGGCCATCACCTTCTCGTCCCAGCCGTCGCCGGCCGCGGCGTTCAGGTCGTAGGTCTCCGTCCAGCCGTCGTCGTCCGGCTCGTTGCCGTCGTCGTCGTCGACCGGGTACCGCTCGATCAGAACGGCGAGCTGCGCGTCGGTGAAGTAGTTGGCCTTCGTGTCGGCCAACTTCCCGCGCAGCTCGTCCTTCTGGGCCTGGGTCGCGCTCATACCGCGAGCTTTACCAGCGCGAAGGTGACATCGGTGACGCGGCTGAAAACGGCCTTCACGCGCCCGCTGGTCTGGTTGTAAACCGCGGTCGGGAAGGGGCCGGCGACATAGATCGTCTCGGTCCCGGCGGCTCCGCTGATTGCCGGAACCGTGATCGTGCGCTGCCCGACGGCGAGATCGGTGTCGATCACGCCCGGGGTGTCGATGGTCACAGTCAGTTCGGCTCCTGCGTTGCGGACGAGCATCAGGATCTTCCCGTTGTTCGCCCAGCTGTCGCCGTCGGTCGCCACGGGGGTGTTGTAGACCGGCGCCAGACCGGTAACGAGCGCGGTCTGGGCTTCGAGAATACTGGTGGTCATGTATTACCTGCCTTTCTCTCTTCGCCCCGGCCTGCAAAGGCCGGGGCGATAGGTATTGAGTTGTGCCGCCTTTACGAGGCGGACAGGCGGATGTACTCGACGTACACGTCGGCGATCAGGCCGACCATCGACGCCGAGCCGGTGAAGCCCAGGACGTCCGTCGAATGCCAGAGCGCGGTCGGGTTCTCGGTCTCAGCCACTTGCACGGCCGGGAGATGAACCACTTTGCCGCCGACGGTCGCCTCGATGACGTCCATCGCCGAGGCGATGTCCGTCGGGGCCGCGCCGGTGACTCCGATTCCGGCGCTCAGGTTGCCGACGCCGGTCGAGCCATGAAGGAAGTGGGCAAAGACGCGGGTGACCGCGAGAGTCGCACCCTCGGGATTCTCCACTTCGCCCTGGCCGCCGTTATCGGTCGAAGCCACGCCGGTCAGACGGATCACGAGCCGACCCTTCTGGGGGCCGGCGGGATTTACGGAAACTGTCATCGGATATTCTCCTCAGCCCGACTTCCGTCGGACCATGATGATTATTTCAGCGGTTGCCGATCGGTTACCCGGTCGGGCTGACGGCCACCCCGAACCCGGCTCCGGTCGCCGGCGCGCCGCCCTTGATGTGGGTCAGCGTATCGGCCCAGCCGGAGATCTGGCCGTGGAACTCGTTCTTGCCCCACATGATGATGGTGTGGGTCGCCCCGGACGCCGGCATGTCGAACACGTTGTCGATCCCGGTCGCCCAGTTCTCGGTGTAGTTCCAGAACAGGCAGTCCTCGAAGATGTTGTAGCGAAGATCGCCACCCGAGTTGTCGACCCGGACCAGGACCTTGGCGGCCGTGACGGAGTTGGACTGGAAGATGCAGCGCCGGAAGTGATTGCGCTTGCCGCTCAGGATAAGCTCGGCGTTCGCGGCGCCACGGACGATGGTGTCGAGGCCGATCACGCAATCCTCGAAGTAGTTCTCATCCCCGGAGACGGTGAGCGAATACCCCAAGGCCTCCGCCGCCGGCGTGGCATGCACCATCCCGGCGAACATGCAGTTCTTGAAGTAGTTGCGCTCGCCGCTCACCAGCACGGCGCCCAGCGCGCCCGCGGCGTCGCCCTCGTTCGAGAACTTGATGTTCTCGACGATGCAGCCGGCGCCGGCGAAGGTCACCAGCCGCGCCAGGTCGAGCGCGGCGGTCCCCACGATCCGGCAGCGCTGCCCCATGCCGGGGACGTTTGCCGAGAGGCCGATCAGGTGGGTGTAATCCTTATTCCAGTTGATCAGGGCGGCCGGTTCGTCTGCGGTGTCGCCCGCCAGAAAGACGGCCGTGTCGTGCTGGTCGGTGGTCAGCAACGCGGCGGCCGCCGTCAGAGTCTTGAGCGGCTTCTCCCAGGAGAGGCCGTTTTGACCGGCGACACCGTTGACCGGATCGAACAGGTAGATCTGCGAGAGCGGGCCGAACGGAATCTTGCCGGCCAGATACTCGCGTACTTGCGTGGGGTAGAGTCCCATGTCAACCTCCTATCTCTACAGGCTCAAGCAGGGTTCGCGTTTAGTACAGGTACGCGAACGGGAAGCCGGATCCGCTGTCCATCCGGGTCACCGGGTGCGGCAGGGCAAAGCCGAGCCGCATGGAGCAGCGCAGGGCAACCATGTTCTGCTGGAACAGGTTGTAGACCGTGGCTCCGCTGGCGTCCTGGATCGTGGCTTCCGTGCCGATGTCGAAGGTCATATCCTCGCGGATGGCGTAGACCAGCTTCGACCAGTCGCCGGAAATCAGCGGGTAGGTCGAGCTGATCGCGCCGTTGAGCGGGAACACGCAGGGCTGACCGTCGAGGTCATACCCGAACTTGCTTTGCGGATTGCTGTTGAAGATCGGCCGTCCGTCCTTGTCGCGGCAACCACGGAGCAGCCGCTTCAGCGTCGGGTGCGCGATGGAGCCGCTGACGAAGTAGCCGTCATCTTCGACCATCCCAAACGAGCCGGGGGTGGCCGCTTCTCCACCCAGGATCGCCTCGTACAGATCCGCGAAGGTGGACCAGTCCACGTTGTGCGAAGCCGCCAGGGCGCCGGCGACAAGGCCGGCCGCACCGAGATCGGTCGTCCAGGTGGCGGGGATGCCGGTTCCGTACAGGACCGCGGCGTCGATCACCTTGCCGAACGCTTCCTGCAGGGATTCCTTGCATTTGTCCCAGATCGGGACGCCCGAATCGGCGATGGTCGATTTCTTGATCGGGATGATGGCCGCGATTTCCTCGGCGTCGATGTACTTGTTGGTCCAGTCCACCTCGGTGGTTTTCTTCAGACCAACACCCGAGTCGACGAAGTACGCGGTGGCCAGTGCGGAAAGCACCGGCAGGCGCGTCTGCCCGCGACTCATGTTGGCCAACCGCTTGGCCAACCGCATCACGGCGCTTTGCTCGATCGCCCCCGCGATCAGCTCGAAGCTGACCTCTTCGGGGATGAGGGGCGCTGCGTCGGTGCGAGAGATTGCGCTATCAAAGTCTCCCATGATGTCCTCCACGTTTTACAGATTTAATTTCACGGATGGGCTTACCGGACGCCCGCCTTTTGGCGGATCCAGTCGTCCATGTTGGCTTTGCCGCCTGCTCCGTTTCCGGTTCCGGATCCGGCGCCGATATCGATCATCGGTTTGCCGAAGAGCCGCGGCGCTTCCTTGCGGATCGCCGGCCAGTCCGGTGACCCGTTCGCCCGGAACAGACCCTTTGACGTGGCCAACAGCCAGGCCAGGTTCGTATCCAGGCATTCAATCTCCGGCTTGCCGGCATCCTGCAGGAACTCAATCTTCCGATTGGCCTCCTGGAGATCCGTGGAGAGCTTGTCCATCTCGGACTTCGCCTTCTCCGGATCCGTGCCGAGCGTCTTCGCGATCCCCTTGATGCGATTGTTGAGGGCATCCCGCTCCTCTCGAGTCGCCGTCACGGTGTTCTGAAGGCCGGTAATGTGCTGCTGGTACAGAGCCTTGGCGGTGTCGTCGCCCTTGACGGCCAGCCAGCCCTCGAAGTCTTTCGGCGCCTGTTGCTGCTGCGCCTGCTGACTCGCGGCTTGCTGCTGACCCTGTTGCTGGGCGTTGTTCTTGTCGCCGGTTCCGCCCTGTCCCTGACCCGCGCTGGAGTCGTCGTTCTGTCCGTTTTTCTGTGGCATCTCGCCACCTCCTATGGTTCGGCATCTCGCCTCGGATGATGATTGCCTTACACGAGCTCACCCACCGGAGTGATCACAGGCGATCCGCCCCAGGTGGGATCCTCTTTCCACTCGACCATGTCCTGCAGGTTGACCGATCCTTTCTGCCAGAGCTCGTACCGCTCATCCCCCATGATCGATCGCTGCTTGTCTTCGTCCTGTTCCTTCAGCCAGTCCCGCCCGGTATCCCAGACCGGCTCGTCGGCCCCGTCCACCCAGGGCACGGCATCGCATCCGCCGTTCGGGTGGTCATCGAGATCCTCTTCGACCTCGAGGAATTCGCCGTCCAGCATCAGGCAGCCCAGGCAGGCGGTCGCCTTGTTGGCCATGCGCTTGAAGCCGCGCACCACCCCGCTCTCGCGGTACTGCTCGACCGAGGCAACCCGGAACGCCCGCATCGATTCCGTGCGCGCGATCAGCGTCATGCGGGTCAGCCCGATCCCCATCCGTTCCGCCACCAGGCGGGCGGTCTGCATCGGGTTGTAGCCGCGCGCCATGCCCTCGAGCAGGCCCTTCATCACGCCGTCGAAGGCATCCGGCCAGGCCTCGCGCAGCAGCCGCTCGAGCGGCGTGCCGTCGCCCAGGAAACCGGCCAGCGATTCCATTGCGGAGACCGGCAACCGCGCAAAGGTGACGCTTCCACCGACCGCGGCGATCAATCCCTGGGCGTGGTCGATCCCGTATCGGGACCAGAACACCTGCTCGGCCGCGACACTCTCCCGCACATGGCCGTTCGACAGGCGCAGCACCTCGCGCCGGAGATCCTCCCGCAATGCGCGGAAGCGGTCGTAGCGCCACAGCAGCTGCTCGGTGATGACCGAGCCTGCCGCACGGGCTTCCTCGAGCTCGGCCGCCAGGGCAATCATGTCCGCGGACAAGTCCGTCTCGATCGCGTGCCACAATCTGGCCAGGCGCGCCACCTGCACGGCGTCGTGCACCGCCAGCGCCCGCCGGTACCGCTCGAGAAGCCGCAGGACCTCGGGTCGGTTCACGCCGGTTTCTCAGTTCCGGGCAATGCCGGCAATCCGTTCCCGGGCACCGCGGGCGGCATCGTCCCGTTGGCCAATTTGGCGGCCTCCTCCTTGCGCAGCAATTCGAGCTCGCGCTCGGCGGAGCTCAGCATCTTGTCCTTCTTCTCCGCATCGTCCCGGATCTTCTGCACCTCGGCCATCGAATACCCCGCCAACTCCGCCGCGGTCGGCGCGGAGATCTGCTGCGAGGACGCGATCGACTGCATCGTCTGGGCCCGGGCGAGCGGCTGGACCGTTTCCGCCGGCTCCCATTGGGGCACGATCTTCTCTTTATCGATCGACTTCGCCCCGGAGAGCTCGAGGAGGAAGGCCGCGATGTCCTGCCAGGCAGGGTTCAGCCGCCTCTGGTAACGCTTCGCCTTCTTGACCAGCGGCGCCTCCATCGCGATCAGCGCATCCCCGCTGACGCCCGCGCCCTCCCCCCACAGGTAGTGCTTCGGCGTGCGGCTGACGATCGCAATGTAGTCCGCCCATTTCTCGACCACGCGCAATACGTTGCCGAGATCCTCTTCCTCGAAGGTCCCAAAGGAGACCGGCTGTTCGCCTTGCGGTGCCGGAGGCAGGCGGACATAGGTGCCGGGCGTGTTCTTGATTTTCTTAAGATCCGAATTCGCGATGACCACGCGCTGTTTGAAGGACGCGAACTCGGAGCCCACCATCAAATCGGAGATCGCCTTGTTCAGCGCATCCTGGGCGGCAATGATCGCCCGCTTCAGCTCGCCGGCCCCCCGCGCGCCGCCCGGCCGCAGGGAGAAGACCGGCACGACCTTGTAGGGGTTCGGCTCTTCGTGGATCTGCTCGAAGTCGGTATAGGCATTGGCCGTCTTCCCGAGCGATCGGTAATATAGGATCCTGTCGACGGCATAGACGTTCATCAGCCATCGCTCCGTCACTTCGTCCTGCCAGAGTTTGCCCGCGGCGACCTTCTTGCGCGGGTCGTTCGCGTCATACAGCACATGAACCATGCTTGGATGGTTGAAGAAGCACTGCAGGCCGTCCTGATTTTTCCACGGGATGACGTAGGCCTCGCTGGCCACCAGGGCAGCCTGGTGGGCGTCCATCGCCACCTGCTCCATGTCGAGTTCCGCCCAGATCGTCTTCAGGGCTTCCTTCGTCCCCTCCTCCTCGCTGTCCATCCCCATCAGTTGCAACCGCTCGAGGGAAGTGTCGACCACAACGCCGCACCAGTTCTGCGCGAAGTACACCCAGTCGTCGCCGAAGGCCTCCTGCAGGCGCGCGGTGGAATAGCGAAGCGGCTGGTCGCCGTCGTAATACTTGTAGAGGGTGGCGATCCCGGCCTGCTTCTTCTGGATGGCTTGGAAGAGCAGCTTCTGGATGCCCGCCAGCTGGGAAGCGCCCCCGGTATTACGCTTGGTAGATTCGGCCACACTTCCTCCTGTTACGGTCAATATGCTCTAGCGGTGCGCTTTCATAAACGCTGCCCATAATTGCTGGGTTGGAGTTCCCGAATAGAACGCCTTCATAGCCGTAACAATTTGAGGAGCAAAGTCGGCAAGGATATTCTTATACGTTGCCGCGTCGCAATGCTTAATATCTTGCGTTGCGGCTATGGCCGCTTCGAAGTCCGCCAGGTTTATGTTTGCCCCTACCAACTGCTCCTGTAATTCTTCCAACGTATTCAATGAATCACAAATACTCGATACGGATCCAACTGCCAGTTCACAAATACTGATGGCTATGCTCGTCTGATCTATCGCCACACCTTCCTCCTCTCACCACATATCGCCGTCATCCGGTTTCCTTCGCGGTAATCGGCTGGCCGCGATCCAGCAATAAGTTTCTGCATGCGCAAAGTGGTCGTCTCCGTTCTCCACGTACCGCGCGATCGGCTGGCCGCCAGGCCCCGTTTCCAGCACCCGCTGCGGCGCCTTCATCTGCGCCCGGTAATCGCGAACGTTGTCGATGTCGCCGGGCAGCGTGTTCACCTTCGAATAAAACCCGGCGAATGTCTCGTCCATAGCCCGGGTCCGGTCGATCGTCACGGTGCCCTTCAGGTGGTCCACCTCAGCCGCTTCGGGCTTCTTGCTGCCCACCTTCTGCTGGGTGTAGTACGCCAGGAACATGACCTTCGGGAAGCCCGCCTGCAGCTCCCGCGCCTTCGTCGTCTCCGGCAGCGCGTCGATCACCGCCGCCTCGACGGCGTACTCTTTGATCAGCCGCCCCAGCCCTTCCCAGTCGGTCGTGCCGGCGAAGCGCTGCGGCCGTTCTCCTGTTTCGGTCTTCGCCGGTCCGCGGATCACCACGTGCAGCACCCGCCCCACATCGCACCCCAGGCTGGTCGCCTCCCCTTTCACGGCGCCGTGCGCGTATTGCCGCTTGCAGTTGTCCAGCACGTCCTCGGTCAGCCCGCCGCCCTTCGGGGTGTACGGCTCGCCGAGGTCCTGGTTGACGGCCTCACGGCGCTTCGTCTCATCCAGCGTCTGCAGCGCCTGCACCACATCGAGCAAAGCCCGCGCCGGCGAAAATAGTTTGGTCAGGTGGAAGCCGGCGATGTTGCTGGCGGGGTTTCCGGGGATCCACTGACCCGCCCCCAACCGGTCGAGCTCTTTGCCGCACTTTCGGCAGGCCACCCACGCCCTTCCATTCGCGTCCCCGTGCCAGCGAAGGGGTCTACCAAGGACATCCCATTCCTGCACCACCTGGTGGATCGTCATCGGCTGCCATTCGCCGCAGGATCCGCAGCGCACCTGCCACTCGCGCTGGTCGCTCTTCAGCCACTCGGCGTGGATCCCGTGCCCGCTGTAGCGCGGCGTGCTGATGATCCGCTTCTCCGCGATCGCGGATGCCCCCAGCCGTTTCTCCGCGATCGCCGGCGCACGCGGATCCATCTCGTCCAGCTCGTCGAGGATCAGCACGTCGGCGTCGATCGATTTCAACTGCGCCGCCGTCCCGTCCGGATCCACCTTCGCCCCGCGCAGGTACACAAACCGGTCGCGGACCCGCTTCAGCGTCACGCGATCGGCGCCCCTGCGGTTGTCGCCGGCGTCCCCGCTGGCCACGATCGCCTGCAGGTAGGCCGAGGCTTCCACCGCCGGCCCGATCCGCGCCGCCGAGAAATCGCTGATGTGGCGCTCGGTCGGGAAGACGTACAGCGGCGTGGCGTTGCGTTCGTCGGCCGCGTGCAGGGCGTAGGAGATCCCGTATTCGCTGGCCCCCATCTGCCCGGCCTTGTACACCACCACGGTTTGCGCTATGCAGTTGTAAAGGTCCAGAAGGTACATGTGCCGCTGAACATCGAACCTGCGGCCCGGGATCAGCCAGGCCCTATTTCTTGCCGTCCACTGCAGCAGGCCGAGTTTCCCCCGCGCCCTCGGCCGTCCGATCATCATCCGCGGAATCGGTCCCGCCCCCGCCAGCCCCAAGGCTTCCGGTGTGAGCACAAAGTGCCTGGAACGTTTCGGGGGGGATGAAGTTCGCAAGGGTCCTCATTCCTTCAACCGCGCCCGCCCAGCCGCGCGGGCGGTTGCGGTCGTCCTGCAGCGCGGCCAGCACTTTGCCGGCGTAGGCCTCGAGGCTGGCCGTGAACAGCGCCATCACCTTGAGGCCGGCGTCGGTCAGCATGGCGATGTCCCATTGCACCGCGCGGTCGACCCAGTTCCACTCCGCGCAGGCCTTCGACCAATCTCCGGACGCCTTCTTCGGCTTCCGCGCTTTTAAGCGTTTGTTTATGGTGAGCTTGTAGGCGGCATCGACGGAACGCCCCGGCCCGAGGTTGCGGTACGCCAAAAACCAGGCGTAGTGCTCGCTCGGCTCGCCCTGCATCTTCTCCCACGGTTGGCGTTCGGTCGGTGCGTCGCTCATCGGTCATGTCCGCAGAAATGATCCTATGGTCCAAGCGTGATCGCGTGGCTGATCAGCGCCCAGACGAACCCGAGGATGGCCAGCACGATCGCGCAGATCAGCGTGACCCCGACCTTGCTGAAGGCGTTCGTCAGGACCAGCAGGGTCTGCTGCACGATGATCAGCGCCCTCATCTGGTCGTTGAGATCTTTGCGGATCGCGTCGATATCGATCCGTTGCCGGGCTTGGTCGGATTTGAGGTTCGCCATCTGCACCACCAGGGCGGGTTCACCGTTTCCCTCGAAGAGACACTTCCGCGTGGCGAAGGCCGCTTCGTGGGTTTCCTCGAGGAGACGCCGCATGTAGCCGGCGTCTTGCCGACGATCATCCTGAATATCCGGGGCAGCAAATCCAGCCATCGCCCGCCCCTATTGCAGTTTGTAGGCGAGGACGTTCGTCGACGTGGCCCAGCTGTTGAGCATCCTGGCGATCAGCACGTTGTAGAGGCCGGTCGCGGCACCGAAGAAGGCGGTGGCGTATGCGAGTACGACGCTCACCAGTTCGGCCGGGTCGGTGGGCAAAGGCGGTATGAGGGTCCAATTCACGAAGATCGCGACGGCGCCGACCGAAACGATGTAGGTCAGAACCGAAAGCGCAACCTTCCCGGAAATCCAGGAGAGCCACGGGACCTTTGCGGCCAGCAGCTTCACCAGTTCCACGAGCAGGGGAATGGCGACGGCGGTCAGAAGCGCCACAACCCAGACCGGCACCTCCGTGCCCGGGAGCACATCGAAGGCGACGAGGAAAAGCATCAAGAAGGACGCGATCACGAAGAGGAATATCTTTTTCATTGCTTCGGCCCTCCTGAGGCCGTTAAACGAAAACCACCCGGCACCTATTACCGCAGAAGCAGTAAAAGGTGTCGGGTGGCCAGTTCCGAACGGGTGACCCCACGAGTAAGGGGTCTGCCTAAATTGTCGAGATCATCTTACGCCGCAATGGTTGGCTTTGTCAAATAGGCATTCATTAAACCTTTCAATGCTCTCTATTGTCTTGTCGATGGATGGCAGGAGCATCGTTCCGATTAAGGTATTGAGTTCGTTCGCTGCCGAATCCAACCGCTCCAGATAATATCTCAGCATGGCGAAATTCCCAGCCTTCTCGGAGGCCAATCGGCAATCCATGCAGACGCAATATCGGTTGAAGTAGAGATGTTTCATATTCATTTTGGGCGTCCTCCCTTGATCTGATCCAGCCGTTCCCGGAACCTCCGCACCGACTCCTCGTCCGCGTGCCACTCCCTCTCCCGCCGGCAGATCGAGCACCGGACCGTCATCACCCCGCGCGCGATCCCCATCACGTCCGGCGTCTGGCCCGGTACCGGGTCGTGCGGGTTGATCGCCAGGCGGTAATACAGCAGCTTCATCCCCTGGCCGTCGTGTTCGACGTGGCCAAGAAGGTGGCCCCGGGGGCAAAGCCAAGGCCTTGCTTCGTCTTTTTTCAATTTGGCCTCCTGCGAGATACTCCATGCAGGCGCGAATGACATCTCGAGCAAAGCCAAACAACTTGTAATGGGTAATCATAATTAGGATGATGGGCTTGGACCATTACGGTCCGGCTGCAGGAAGGACAAATAGATGGCCTCGTTATTTTTCCCTGTCGAAGGGCAAGATTTAGTGCGTTATGAGCCTTTTGTCTTCTCGGGTCTTCTTTTCTCCACCGGGCCGATGATCGCCTATGCTTAAGTTTGTTTATTGGTGAGTTTCTTCTTCTTGCTTCGACGGCTTGAATCAATCCCATCTCGCGGCGCCTCATTTCTCTCAACCGTTGTTTTTCCCGAACATCTGGCCTTTGAGAGTAGGTCTTTATATATGCAATCCTTTTGGGATATTTTCTATATTTCCTATGCCAAAGACGGTTTGCCGCTCTTGTACAATCCTTACATTCATTTCTGTGGCCGCCTTTTTTCCACTCCCGTTTTGGGAATTCGGCAATAAGCTTAACAACTCCGCATATTCGGCAAGGTTTCTCTCTCGGTTCATCCGGTTTTCTCGGCAAGGCGGCCTCCTGTGTTTATTTTCAGCTCCCGTGATACGGCATCGCCCCATGATTGCGGATCATGGCGATGAGGATGATGATCGTGTTGATGATTTCTTTCAGCAGGTTAGCCAAGCCTCCCCTCCTCACTCTTCGAAAAGGTTCGCGGATGCCTTCAGGTTGTTTATGCTCCCAGTAATCAATTCCAAGGTCCGGAGCTTTCCCAGCGCGTTGTTGAACCCGCCGCCGCTCTCCTGGTAGCCCGTCGCCTCCGCCACCTGCGTCTTGGCCAGCGGGACCGGATAGCTGTCGATCAACGTCTGCAGGATCATCCGCTCCGCCTTTTGTAGGTAATGCAACCAGTAGTCCTGCAGCGCGCGCCCGGTCGGCAACGGCTCATAATTCGATCCGATGGCGGCCGTGCCTTCCGGAGTAATGATGAGGCTGTCCCGGCTGCCGTTCACGAGGCCGCGCGATCGCAGAGCGCCGATCGCGTTATTGAACCCTCCGCCGTTGACCGCGTATCCCGCGAGGATGGCGAGCTGGGTCTTCGTCCGCCCGGAGTCCGCGTATTGCGCGAGGACGGTCAGGATCGATCGCTCGGCCTTCTGCAGTTTCCCGGCCTCGGATAACGGATCCACCCGCGGGATGGATTGGATCCTCGGCAGTTCAGCTGGGCGCAGGTAAGGGCGCGGCGTAGGCGTAAATGGATCCACGCGCCCCGCGGCCCTGGTGATGCCTGCGGAATATTTCTTCTCCGCCACCACCACGATTTCCTTCAGGGCATTCAAGAGCGCTTTATCCATCACCGGCACTTCCACTGTCCGGATCTCCGGAGCCGGCGCGGGTGGCTTGATTGCCAACTGCCGCTTGAGCTCATTGATCTCCGCCCGCAATTCCGCTTCGGTCTTGATCTTCCGCTCCGCTTCCTTCGGCAGATCCGCCAGGGACGGCAGCAG